ACCAAAAAGAGAAGGATAATCATTCTTTCTTTTCTGTTCCCATGTCAAGCAGCTACGTTTCCAATTAGTAACTTTCTTTCTGTCTTTTCCATAATGCCAGTCATCAGCTTCGTAATAGTCAATGAAATCCTTAGCATTAAAATGGAATCCTTTTTCTTTTATATACGCATCAACCTCCTCTAACGTAGGAGGAACAAAAACATTACTCTTCGTTTTCTTTTTAGATACGTCAGTATCTTTTTCTATATTATTATGACATATACTCATAGATACGTTAGTATCTTGTATATTATTATCAGCTACACTTGCCACCTTTTGCTTGCTTTTGCTACCATTTGCTACCTTTTGGTAGCTTTTGCTAGCTTTTGCTAGCCCACCCTTTCTACCAAAGGATTTTCGACGTTCACAAATCTCATTGTACCTCTCAAAATCCTTATCAATCTGTAACGAAATGAAACGCATAGCCATAGTACCTTCAATAGATAATTTTACATCATTATCACCAAAGACTTTGCTTAATATGGCATTAAACACTTCCAGTCTGACAGAATCACTAAGTCCGTTTAAGACCTCATACCACTCGCGGTGGAAAATAAAAGAATCCTTCTTCATAACCAACTCTTATTTAAATTAACCAACCAAATGCAAAGTGGAGGCGGTGGTTGGCTTACCGCACGTCAGATGGTAGCTACTCCATCCTATCCACTTTGCAAATCTACTACATCAACAAATAAAAATATTTTAACCCATTTAATATTTGAACATTTATTAAAAAACACAATGTTTACACACGAAATATATCCTCATCAGGGGATAGTTCCTGTTTCTGTTCCTCTCGCTTCGGCAGGTAGTAAGGACACGGATCGAAGCAAACAAGCATCTCACCATCGTCCATCTGATCTCGAAACCTGACGAACAAGTCCTCGATGTAATACCTACAGTTTTCTCTATGTTTACATGTACGCTCGGTGAAATTCCCATCAAGAACATGCCCAAGACAATAAGCAAAACTTTTCATAACTTAAAAATGCCCCGCCGCTGCAGGGCTAGGATAATTTGCAAATAATTACTATTAACCTAAAAAACAATTTTATAAACGAACAAGTTACACCCTCACGGGCTTTAGTGCTCCAATCAGGAGTCGAACCTGAACACCTTACGGTAACAGAGCTTAAATCTGTTATGTCTACCAATTCCATCATTGGAGCAAATGCCCCAGCTGTTAAGCCAGGGCTGTTAAGCGTAACTAAGCAACCCGTTTATTGAGCGGGTGGGAAAGGCAACGGAGCCTGTTGGCCCTGAGGCGCAGGTTGAGGTGCTGCCTGCTGATACTGCTGCTGGGGTGGGAATGGAGCGGCTGCGTGCTGTTGATACTGAGGAGCCTGTTGGTACTGAGGCTGTGGCATCTGCTGATAACCACCCTGCATAGGCTGCTGATAGCCCATAGGTGCTGCCTGCTGATACCCCATGCGCTCTACCTTCCATGCCTCGATAGAGTTAAAATACTTACCCGAGTTCTCAGGATACTCACGGCAATTGATGTTTAGGTGAAGAGTCACCTGCTCACCTGCCTGCAAGTTAAGCTCCTGAATCTTATTACCGCTCACGTCGAACACCATACGCTTTGGGTATTGGCCCGACTCATGTTCGATAACATAACTTGCGCGACTCCATTGTGTGCCACGCTGTGAAACGCCCGACTGGATAGGAAGGGCAAGGACGATCTGTCCTGTAACAAGTACATCCATAATCTTTATTTTAACGTTAAAAATAAAACTTAAAAGTCTTTCAAAACATACTCAAACTCATCTTTCACTGAGTCTGGGATAAACATATTAAATATCACATCCTTTACTTTTTCATATAGCTGCTCAAAGTCAGCCTCAGAAAGTTTATCAAATGCAATACTCTTTGGGACTTCAAGCCACGACTGACGAGCTACGGAATAAACTGGCTCGTAATGGCCGGCACATACCTCGACCGTTTTTCTGAAAGCATCTACATTCTCTTTGAAGAATGTTCTCTGAGATTCGTCAAGATACTCCCATGCAAGATTGATGAGCGAAAAATACTTTCGATGGAAAGCGTAATTACGATATTCAACGATGGTGCATTGAACGATAGTACCACGTTTCAAGGTTTTCTTCTTCTCCCAATCATCATCGGTCGCGCACTTGAATCCATCAGAAGTTACTTTCAGATTTATCTTCATGGCTACTTCATAATATTGAAATTCTTCATCTGCTCCTCGATATAAGCTACGGCCAAGTCAATACGCTCCATCAGGTTGTCACAGAACTCATTATCTAAAGGAACTTCAAGCACATGGAGATCAAGGCCATCCCTAAACAGAGGGGAATAACTGATAAAGTCACAAAGCTCGGTTTTTGTATCAAGCATATTAACCTGAACCTGTGCATAATATTGCAGATTGCCAGCTTTCAAATCTTCAGGCTTATTCCATCTACAATGTTCGATATGAACGGTAGGGTTAAACGGACATTTTACCTCGATAATCCTATCCATAGAAGAACGACGACCATCAGGCGAACCACCCACAAATTTCTCATAGCCCTTGAGTGGCATGAATGGACAATCCATCACCTTAACACCAAGTGCCAACTCGTATTGTTCAATGGCTGTACTTTCGTATTCCGTGCCCCATCGCATTGCTGGAGTGGATTTCTTGACATCCTCCATGTAGTAAATGAACATCTCATCATCCATCAGACGTTCGGCTATCTTATCATTCAGATAGGAGATAGCAGTCTTACCGAAGATTTCATCCTTACCTCGGCCCTTAACTAAGATGTTGGCGATCTCACTGGCTGTTATCATACCCTTACGGGCAAGATACCAATCCGTATTTCTCTGAAAATCATTCATAGTTACTTGGCATTAGGTAAAACATTCCACTTAGCATCACGATACTGAACGTAAGGCTGATAGTTCCACAAGTCCTGATACTTCTCATTGAGAGAAACAAGTTCCTGCTGTGTCTTACAAGCGTCAATCTTCTTCTTGACCGATGTAAACTCGCTCTTGAGCTTGGCCTCAGGAACCTGCTGACCATTGTTAGTAGCATCAGAATCACGACGATCGTCTATAGCAAGCAATCCACAGAGAGCATATTTACGAGCATAGGACGATGCAGAACCAGTAGTCTGACTCTCATCCTGTCCTTTCTTTGATAGAGCTTCACGAGCAAATGAAACAGAACTTTCACTTTCTCCTTTTTCATTTTTTATGGTAGCAATAGCCTTAACATATATTCTATCACCAACCATTACAACATCATCTGATACAATTAATGTACAGCTTGTTTCTTTCAATAAAGGTTTTACAGACTCAAAAATAGATTCTGCTGATCTGTAACCATAGCCACCAAAGGTATTATACAAATCTTTGTTAGCTTTTAATTCAGTTTGAATTTTCACTAATTCTTTCATAACTTATATTTCTAGATTATGTTTCTTTCTAAATTCTATAGCTTCATTTAAATGATAAAACCTATAAGTTTTGCCATCAAATCTAGTCGTATATTTCTTTTTTAGCCCTTCTGTACATTTATCTATATATACACCTATTATACCTGTTTCAGGATTTTTCTTATGGGTACTGTTTTTGTTATTTCCATCTCTATCAACTTCTCTTAGGTTCTTTATTCGATTATCTAAACGATTTCGATTAATATGATCTATTTCCATAATAGGAAATTTCCCGTAATACAAAAACCAAGCGATTCTGTGAGCTTTAAATTGCTGAGTTTTTATTTTAATAATTAGATAACCATCTTTATCTAAAGAACCAGAACTATTAGCTCTGTCATCACGGGTTATTACTCCATTAATAGGATTATAGGAGAAATGAGATTTAATGTAATCAAGAATCGTTTCATCTATCTCTTTTCCTTTATTATACATATCCTTTATGATTTATTAGTTACTGAATAAGCGTGACTGTTCAATGTTTCGCTCTTGGATAGCTTACCCTCGATAACAAGGTCTTCCAGCTCGGCAGCTACCATAGAGCCGACAACTATAGATATCTCCTCGTAGAGAGCATAAGAAGGATACTTGTGAGCTTCTTTCTTATCGTTCTCCAGTTCGGCTACAATTTTCAACAAATCGATGTTCATGGTTAATCGAAAAGGCTAGGTTCTTTACTATCACGTTTCTCGATTCCATTAACCTCTACCAAAGTAAACTCTATGCGAGGATTGTTCTTATCAATAAACTTATTAGCCACAATCTTAACACAGTTACGGTCATTCTTGATAGCCTTGCAATTCTGCAGACAATCAAGAAGGCCCTTTAGAGAGTTGTCTAGGTCAGGCTGATTGCTTTGGAAATAGACATCAGCATAAAGTTCAAAGAAACCAGCTATATTTCTATTGCGATATGCACCACATTGAAGATAGAATTTCTTTTCAAACTCTTTCATTGTCTGAGTCTTTGCCAAAGAACCATGACCACCAAGAGTAATAATTTTGTAGCAGTTCGACTTACTTGGCACAGAGCCGTAAATCACTTGTTCATGTTTCATGTCGTAATATCTTTGATTAATTCAACTATCTTTTCAAGTTTCTCACGTTTACCACCACACCAGTTGTCGGTGCAGGTCATGTAGCCCGCCACCCAAGCATCTTCGAGAGTGGCATCCTGGTGCTTACTTAACCACTCCTGCATCTGTATATTGTAATTCATATTAAGTTGGATTATCAAATAGAAAAGCATCCCGATCCTCACGGACAGGAATGCCTGTTGTTTAACTTTAAATACCTCTCGATTATGATGAGTATAGTTAGAAAAAAAGGACGGTGCCACAAACGATTTTTGAAAAATAACATTCATATTATCAACATGCTAAAGAAAAGAAGACACCGTTTCAACCTAAAGAAAGCCGTTTCGGGCTTCACAGCTGGAAACGGAGCAACATTTCAAAAACTAGAACTCATTGTGCAGTTCATAAGAAAAATCCATGTCTCTAAAAACTCTATTAAATTATGAGATTATTCAGTACCGCTGTACATTTGGACTCCAAGATGGATTCGAACCACCGACCTCGTACACATCATGTGCCGCCGCTCTTGCCACTGAGCTACTGGAGTCTATAGTAAGGTAAAAAGAATGTAATCACCTTAAAGAGAAGCACTAACAGCAGTAATTTGCCGTTATGCCTAAAAGATCTTTTCAAATGGCCGGAAAGCTCGCGCCTCAAATGAGGTCTTCATTGTTGCGTCATTTCCCGACCGTTGCCACCAAACGTAGTTCAGTAGAGGTCACGGATTGTTAGTCTGCTCTACCTATCACCGCTCAAGGTGGACTTTTTTACCAACATGTCAAACACCTCTTGACCTTGCCCTACACGTAAGGCTGGTATGGTATGTCTTCCTTACATAGTCGCAGCCTTGCGAACTATCATTGGAATAATCTTTTTCTTGGAATTTATGAAGGTTAGATACTCATCAAGTAAAGTAGAACCATCGAACATGATTGTGCTTGATTGAGAGCTGCCTGTCTTCATGCAGGTAAAATGTTTGTGATTCTTATAGAGCCAACTTACACTCTTACCAATCTTTGCTGCAGCCTCTTTTAGTGTCAGGTTATGCTCTATAGTGCCACCCATCACTTTGGCCATCTCCTTAGCAAAGAACTCACGCAGGTCCTTATCCTTACGCATCATCTCAGCCAGCAGCTCAATCATAATTTTAGCTTCACCCTTATCCATAGTTCTAAGTTTTTAGCAACCTTTGTACTTTAGGTATCTGTCAACAAGCCCTTCTTCATGAAACATCCAATGGGCCGAATCACCCTTTCCCCTTATGCCACCGATATATGGAGCAATCTCGCAAACAGTCTTGCGGGTAACACCAAGTAGCTTTGCTGCCTGGGTAGAGCCGATAAGGTTCTTGCTCTCCTTCTGCATCGTCTTTGAGATACGCTTGATAAACTTGTCATTATTCACCAAGTTTTCTACGATGGCAGATGATATACGTTGGATGTCGTAGTCGGTTAGCATAATGTTCTTAGTTATTGGTAACTATTTCTTAGTGGGATTATCGATAACACTAATCTCTATCGAGTTTGTGTTTGAATCGATGGAACAATAGTAATATTTGCCATCCTCGCGCGGGTACATTCTACGTACATGCGACACAAGACTCTTGGCACTAACGCAAGCAGCGTAGTCGGGGAGTTCGACTTTTAGCTTTCCGCCATATCCGATATTACGGATATCTTCAACTGTTACTTTACTCGCAACCATGTTTCACAAAACTGTTAATTTTACTTTTTAATACTTAATAGATTTGGCTGGAATGACGGAAAACACTACCTTTGCAAAGTTTTAGGTTACGTCGGCCATTTGTTTGACCGCCACCCGAGCCATTTGTTTTACTTTAGCAATGGCAAAGGTAACAAAACTGATTGATAATTGTTCAGTTTTGTGTGTTTATTTAAACTCTATTAAGATAGTTTGCAAGGATATTAACATTTATGAACGAAAAAAGTAACAGAATTGACTTATTGCTTAAAGAATTAAAGTTAAGCAGTCAAGAATTTGCCGATAAAATGGATATATCGGTCAATGGGGTGTATAATTGGAAGAAAAGAGATTTAGGCTCTTCTGTAATTAACAAAATCGTGAAAGTTTTCCCTCAGGTTAATGCAGAATGGTTGCTTACTGGAAATGGAGAAATCCTGAAATCAACGGAAGCCGCTGCGAAAACATTTATTCCTACCGGTAACAAGCTGCATGACGATGTTATCGAAGAATTAAAAGATCTTACCTACAAGTTCGAACAGCCACGGCCAACGACACCAACAGATATCATTCTTGATATTTATTCAAGATGTATCCGTCAGTTGGAAGATGATCGTGCTGCCTTGAAAGTCCAACTTTCAGAGATAGCAGAGTTGCGCAAGCAGATGGAAAAAGAGATACAAGAAATTAAATCAGTAAAAGAGTTGCTACATGAGTCAGTTTATGCACTTCGTACCGCAAAACGTTACGAGTATGAGAGTGATAAACCATTGATAGCCTCAGAACCTGTATCACAAAAAGAATACAAGTAATTTATATATATAATAGGTATAATAAGTAAACGTGATACAAAAATGATACACTAATGCAAGAAATCTCTGTAAGTGACTGATAATCAGCAGATCCTCCAATTCCCCTATCGACTACTAAAAGGGGCTACGGCCCCATTTTTTAATTCGTTGAAAATCAACTAGTTACATACGTAAGTTACTGATAACCAAAAAGATATGGGAATTGTTACTCTCAAGTAATGTGTTACATTGCGGTGGATAGTGAATGTTTGTGGAGGCAAAATGTGATACAAATATGATACACTGCTGTGATACAGAATGCGATACAAATGTGATACAAAAAAATTAGAGTGTGATACAAAATGAAGATTCCTACTATTAAGTACGTATTTGACCGCCGCCATACAGCTGGCAAGAATGATAAAGGTTATGTGGAAATGGTAATAACACATAACCGTCAACGAAAGTTTATCTCTACTGGTGTGAGCTGTTACCCCCACCAATGGAAAGACGATGCAAAACATAATCTGTATATTGTTGGTACAGGTGCTGACATGGAGGTAAACCAAATATTAATGACCATGTACCAAAAAGTGTACAAGATTGTTACAGGAATGGTCGAAACAGAAACAGTTGATATAACTGCCATCCCAACACTTTTGAAGGCTCAGAGCATCGATATTACCTTCCTGGAATATATCATGAGACGTATGGAGAAGAAAAATGTGGTTGACTATACTAAGGCAAGCTACAAGGGTTTCTATAATAAGTTATGTGAATTCGGACAGATAAAGTTCTTCTCTGACATCAATGAGAGATCCATCAGGGACTTTGACGAATGGCTGCACGCCTACAAATGGAACGAGAAGGACAGATACGGCAATATCAAGGAGAAAAAATACTCTCAAGCCACAATAGGCAGCTACCACAAGAATCTCAAGAACTTCATCGCTGATGCTGTTATTGACGGCTTCCTGAAAGAGAATGTATATGTAGCCCGTGGCATTAAGATTGATAAAGGTGAGACACGAATCGACGAATATCTTACCATGGCCGAAATTACAGCCATAGCAAAAAAGGAGATGCCCACAAGATCTCTTGCTGAGACTAAAGACTTGTTCCTCATCCAATGTTACAGCGGTTTGGCATATATAGATCTTGTAACTTTTGACTTTACTGTCGCTAAAAACGTCGAAGTCGGAGATATTATAACAGGCTACAGACATAAGACAAAAGCCAAGTTCAGATGGGTGTTAACTCAGGATGCCAAGGATATCCTGGAAAAGTATAACTATATGCTCCCGAAGATGCCGAACCAAAAATATAACATCAAGCTGAAACTGATCGCTGATGCTGCAGGCATAGACAAGAACCTGACAACTCACATGGGCCGTCGTTCAGCTGGAGATGTATGGCTTAATAGTGGCATCGCTCTGGAAATAGTCAGCAAATGCCTTGGACATAAGAGTATCTTGACGACACAAAAGGCTTATGCTTATCTGTTTGACGAAACTATTAGAGCAGCCTTTGAGGCAAAAAGAAAGAGCGAGGATTAGTCCTTGCTCTTTTCTCTTTCATATACATTACCTACTACTTCTACAATTTCTGCAGATATAGGACACACCGTCCCATCGCCACAATCAATGACAAACTCAGCTAATAAAGGCTTATATACCACGGGACGTTCATACTTTTTCAATATCTTATCACGCAGAATATCGCCTTCGAAGATTCGTACATTATTAATATCGTATAAGCCGGTCCACAAGCCGACGCTCTCAGGAACCACCTCATAACCACCAACCATTACCCTATCGGTGAGATAAGGCTCTTCCCTATTACATTTCTTATTATGCACAAGATCGCCGTAGACCCAGCCCTTCTGTCCTGTAGCATCAAAGCCACGAAACACCCACTCCATCATACGCCAAAGATTTCTCTTAATACTCTTCTCTCATGTCTTGACAGAGAAAACTTCTTTCTGTACACCTTCAGCAAGTCATCATCTCGGCTGATGCTTACTTCATAGAACAACTTCATAAATCACTCAGTTTAAATTCTACATTCTTATACCCATTCATCATGTCATAACGCTTCATACGCCGACATTCCCCATCACAGTGCCAATCTATATGCCATTGGCCATTACCTCCGCTTTTCATATAGCACTGTCCGCATTCCTTAGCATAATGCTTACACTTATATCTGTAATATGCCCTCTCAAAAGGCTCATCAATTTTCTCCATCTTTCTTTATTTTATTACCCACTTTAGCTATAGCCAAATAGGTAGCATTCTCTTCTGCCCATTCTACACTTCGTTCTGCAATACGTAACTCGACGCGCTTGTAGTATTCCTCTCCATCATCCTTGACAAAACAATGGAAAGCCACGCAGCGGGCCAAGATTTCAATGCCAGCCTCTTCGGCTCCTTCCCATGTAACTCCTTTCAACGCTCTATCAATACGTTCAATAGGAGTCATTTCGCTCAATTTCTTTCTTGGCATACTCTTTATTCTTTACACCTTTTTAATGTTCCTACTGCATCACGGCTACCATGAATATAGCTCGTAACTGACAACTCATGTAGCACCTCAGCCAATTCATCACCATTCACCTTGGTATTGGCGTAGTGCATGGCAATACGTACTGTCCAATCATGAAGCGTCTCGCCTTTTCTATATTTCAACTCCCTTTTCATTCTACGGCATTCAGCTTCTCCCACAAATCATGATTTACCTCTTTCAGGAACTCTTTATGGTTTTCCAAGCACTTGTTTAACCAGAATCCAGCTTCCTCTAAGTGCTGCAGAGCTGGTGCTATAGGGCCATAAACACTTCTGTATCTCAAATCAAGTATCATCTTCTTGATACCATCGATAGAACTCTCAAGAGTATCTATCGTTCTTTTCTCCAAATCCTCCTGTGACATGTTATTATTCTTTATAGTTTATTTGTTTCAGATATTCTGGCTTTACCATATCCACGGGCACGAACATCAACAGCTTTCTCTCGCGACACAGCCATTTCACATACCAATTTGTTACCAAACCGATGGTATAGGCCCACGGCTCACCATCCTCATCAAGATGTACACCACGTTTCAACAGCATCTTATTCACTGCATGGAATATCTCATGAGCCGAATACAGAAATGTGTATGGATCTCTCAGGTAGATAATCAGGCCACCATCATAAACTGTGATAGTGAATCCCATACAGCTGTTGGGGTCCTCAATATCATCACGCATCGCCTTGTAATCATCATCGCTCATTCTACGGGTGTTGTCGTAGTAGAAGCGGTCAAACTCCTGCAGTGTAGGCTCCACCATAAACACGATGCTGTTCTGCCAAACGTCTATATCTATATAATCAATCATAGCTTACTTCCTGACAGGTGTAACACGTTCTGCAGTAATCCTTACTCGCTTACGCTTTTTCTCTACTACAGGCTCCGGCTGTTTATCCACACGAACCTGATGGTGTTTCTTCATCTCCTCGATGATACAATTCTGCATCTTCTCTAGAACGAAATCCTCAGTCTCATTGTCACGGATGAAGAACGGATGATAATGCCGCTTTGTCTTGTTGAAGAACTCTTTATCCGTATCATCAGACAGGTGAACTGCTATACGATAAGGATAAACTACCAGGTCGATGTTGATTTTCTTACTCTTTGAGAAGTGATTTTCCTCAAAATTCAGGTTGTTCTCGGTTAGAAAGGCTTTAATAGCCTCAAGTTTGTCTTTATTATCCATAATTATATATTTTTTTGGAAACAATTTTTTTTGCACTACCCCACCTTTATATCCATCATCACCTATAAGAAAGGTGAAAAAGGACATTGGACCAAACATTGAGTTTAACTTAGCTATCAACCTTATTATAAATTAAGGTACTCAAATGTTTGCTTGATTTCACAATCACCTATCTCCATCAGTATTCGGTCGGTTTTTAGTACCTTCATCTGAAAGACTTTGCAACTTTTTTAAGTCGTGATGTCGGAGGTCGTCAGGTTTCGGACGTTGCCCCCACTTTCCCATCTAACAGATATAGACTGCAAATCATAAGAACACTTTTATATATGGGGTGATAAAGCCCAAGAGGAGTGTACGGATTCAACCTCGTATAAAGAAAGGATCTATATAAAAAATCCCTGCAAAAGCGGGAAGTCTTTTTGCAGGGCCTATATCTTGTGGATGAACCTCAGATAATGCGAATTTGTCAAATCGCTTCCCGACGATTGCGCTGCAAAATTATGATTATAATAGTCACTTTCCAAACAAAAATGAGGCAAATTGCATTTTTCTGATTAATTTTCTTCAAACCTTAAAAAGTGTTTAAATACAGAGGTTTCATAAAAAAGAGCCGTCTAATTGATAATAGTTGCTAAAATGTTTATCAATGTTTATCATTCTTTATCACGCTGAGGCTAATTGCTTGGAGTTTGTCAGGATATATCCTATATTTGCAACCGACAATCGCCTTTAGTGGAATTCAGGCAGATTAAGGAGAAAATATTGAGGGTCTTAGAGGAAGTGATGGAATTCCACCCAAGCATCACGGAATCTATCTCCCTCATTTTTATATTGCCTATGAATATCAAACTGAAAAATGAACTAGTCCGTAAGGTTGGAATCCTAGGACTGAAAGATGTTAAGAAGTTGGCCCCGATTGGTGACCTGGGTTATGCTAACGGATGGTATCCTCTGTCATGGCTTCCCAATTCTGGTACGTTCATGCGTGGTGGTCTTGAGCGTATGATTTACGAAGCAGTCCGCGAACAGGGATTTAGCTTCAAGGTAATCTCTCATCGTGAGACAGGTAGTGATACCGTTTATTATAACGAGGAACTTGATATGACCTATCATGTTGATTCAAGTGACTAAAAAATTATGGTTATGAAAAGATTCTTAATGTTTCTAATATTCTTGATGGCAGCTGTGATTGTATTCCAGCAATGGATAATCTCAGAACATAGTAAGACCATCGAGTCATACGAAGGAATGTTGCACGAAGAACGTCAGCACTATAGTAAGAAACTTACAGAATACGACAGTATAATGAATGCTTATTTTGATAGTGTTATGACACAATGGGATTTCAAATATAAATAGTATGGAAATGCGAGAAATAAAGTTCGATGTGATGCTAAACGATAGGTTCGTCTGTACGCTATGCATGAAACTTACCCCCCCCCAGTATCAAAGAGTGGATAGATCAGATGCCGGTACTAAAACAAAGGGCAATACAAAAATACATCGAACAGAAGCGGCCCTCGCTGAAAGGTAAGCCATACAGAGTAGAGTTTTACAAAATGACATAAAGCTATGAGCAAGAAAGATTCACTACTACAGCACGAAATATATGGGCAGCTTACTTTGGCCGAGTTTCTTAATTTCTTGCAGCGTTTCAAGCAGGGTAGGTACGACAAGATTTACCAGTCTAATCATCCAAATCCACAAGAGTTTCTTCGATGCTTGCAACCATTCTGGAATGAACTGTGTTATCAGAGAGGCAAACAAGAGGAACAAGAGCGTTTAGATAAGCTATCCGAACAGCGCAAGTCTGGAGCGCATATTTCTTATGAAGATTGGCTTAAAGAAACAGGCAAAGAGCCTAACGAAAATATTATCAAACTTAATAAAAACAAATAACAGCATTATGGCACGTACAAAATCAGCAGCTATCTTGGAGTCTGAGCTTTATACTAGACTCGCACAAGTTACAGGTCACGGCAAGGACGTAGTAAAAGACGTTATCACTGGACTTACAGAGTTTATAATAGATGAATTAAAAAACGAGACTCCAGTCAAAATCGGTAAGATGGGCGAGATATACACCACCACATATAAGGGTAGGGGAGGTTACGATTTCGCCAAAGGTCAGGCCAAGCCTAATAAGGTGATCACTAAGATTAAATTCAAGCCCTCTGCGCCATTCAAGAGAGCCATTGAGTCACTCAACGAGAATTATCACGAAGATTAACTTAGAAAACAAATAACAGCTATGAATGTTTTATTATTCATTATCGGAATTATTCTTGGTACTATTGCCACCGTTGCAATAGAACTATTCATTATCTGGCTCTTAATCTTTCATTATGAAAAAGATTATCCTATTCCTGTTTGCGCTCGTTCTGATGTCAAACTCAGAGTGCCAGACCGAGCCAGTGTACGAAACCTATATTGTCTTAGAGAAAGGCAATAATATTAGTTCGCATTATAACCCGTTTCACAAAGACCATTTCGCAGTTGAAACGGATTATTTTGTTACGTTACAGAACGTCAAGACAAAGAACACTTTTGTTCACAAGTGCTTTGATGGCAACGAGTACTATTCCTACCAAGTAGGTAAGAAATACAAGGTTGAGAAATTCTACGAAGATAGAAGGAGGTGAGTTATGACAGAATTACAGCTTTACAAATTCGTTAACAACAATGCTTGCGAATGGCATTGGAATCCAGACGGCCATTTGATTATCTTCATTAGTTGCTACCATCTCAAGGAGTTCTGTCAGATGTTAGGCCGAGACGCTTTCGACGACGGAGGTCTCAGCTGTGAACAATACTTGTGCGTAGACGGAGATGTTGCTCTTGATGAGTTCGAGAGGATTCTCGAATACTTTAACATTGAGCCTGAGAATGTATTCCCTAAAAATGATGAGGATTGATAATGGATAAAGATAATATATTCGTCAGAATCGCCAACTATGCCGAATTTGCTTCTGTAGTAAATGGTAGTATAAAGGACTACCCTTGTATCACATTCTATTCTGTTAGAGAAGTAATAGAACATCTAAGAGGCTGTGTAAAGTATCTTATTGAAAGAGGTACTGACTTAAATGAAGAATACGGCTACCAAGTACCTTTGAGTGACACCCACGAAAAGGTGTACTGGTTCAAACTCGTTGATTATACCAAGAATGGTGATTATCTTAATATCGAATTATATTATAACGGAACATTAAAGTAGGAGTTATGGATTACGAGAAAAAGTATAAAGAGGCTTTAGAGAGAGCAAAAGACTTTCATTCAAGGCTTGATGATCAATTTCAAAAAGAAGTTGAGAATATCTTCCCCGAACTCTGTAAGATGGAGGAGGAAAGAATGAGAAGGTTATTGATTCAGATAGTTAACATTACTCCTGCAACAATAGCCGTAAATAATAGAAGCAAACTTATCGCTTGGCTTGAAAAGCAAGGCGAGCAGAAGTGTACAGCAGAAGAGGTTTTAATAAAAGCTGGTCTGAAACCTTACAAGGACGGTAATCAATGGTGTATATTACTTGGTGATAATATCCAAGAGGGTATATGCGGATTCGGTGACACTATAGATGATGCGCTTTATGCGTTCTTGAATGACTTGATTAAAAGTAAGAAAGAGCAGAACCCTGCTATGATACAATGGAAAGGCGACAATCTAAAAGAAGTAATTGGCTTCACAGGCAAAGATAAGAACTTTGACAAGTGGTTCACATCTTTTGAAGAGTACGAGAGATATGTTTATGAGCATAATAACATTTTCAAAATATTCAATGAAGATGGAAGTCATATTGAAGTTCCCGTAGGTGCTTGGATAGTTAAAACGCCCGATGGATATAATACAGCATCAAGGTATGTTTTTAGGCAGAAGCCTGTTAAAGTTCCAAAGTTTAAAATTGGAGATTTTATACAGTTTAATGGTATGGGGCATACCAGATATACGATTAAAGAGGTGTGCGGCTTGTCACACTATATAAATTCGTTTGATAAGCGTATGAATATGTCTTATACGGATGCTAATTTTGAACTTGTTGAGCAGAAGCCTGCTGAGTGGAGTGAAGAGGATGAAAAGATTATGAATATAACCCTTTGTATAATCAGTGACTTTAGAAACGTATACAAGGATAGCAAAGAAGCGCAAAAAGATGCAGACAAAATAGAAGACTGGCTAAAATCCCTCAGACCTCAGAAACACTGGAAGCCAAGTAAAGAACAACTAGATGCATTAGACTTTTTTATAGACTGTGTTGTACCTGACGAGTTTAATTACAAAAAAGCACATCTAAAACAGTTATTGAATCAATTAAAGAAATTGTAGTTATGAATATCTATATCGATTGTATAAAGCAGCCCGAGTATTACTATGTCGAAGATTTATATTCGGCATATGAGATAGTCAATATGCAGCTAGGGACGTTCAGAGGGTTTATCAGTTCATTCCGTCTGAAACATGGCGACGTACACACTTGTTACGATGCGTTCATCAACCACGTAGGGTGTTTCCATCGTGAGTTTGGGGCTAATTGGTTCGGCGAAGAGCTACATATCTTTGCTCCTGAGAAGCCGAGTGATTACCCAGATGTGAAATACAGAGAGTATATGTTTAAAGACAACGGTCAGCTTAAAGACTGGCCATACGGAATATTCGGATGATATGGCTGCACCAGATAAGATATATGCCTGTTTCGGTGTTTTTGGACTGATACAAGCAACAGAGATAAGGGCAACATCTAGAGACATTGAGTACACCCGCACAGATGCCTTTATTGAGAAGGTATATGATTATCTAAAGAACTACGCTTTTGTGGACGATGATAAGAAAATACATCTCCCCACATTGTTACATGATTTTTTAAAAGATTCAAGAAATTTTTAATTATGGAACAGCCTTTAATACTACAAAGTGATTGTGTAAGCTGTAAACTCTATGAAGGGTTTGGTCAGTGTTACAAACATGGTAACAATTTAGTTGAGAATTGTAAGGATTACCGAAAAGAATAAAGTTATGAAATGGAGAATCAGAAAGAAAGCGTATGACTGCGCACACCATGTATGTGAGGATTTCCTTGTTACTGACGACCCGTACCCAATACACAATACAGAAGATTATTGCAAGTTGGGTAAGTACGATAATACTTGGACTCCGCCAGACAAGAAGGTAAGTCTGTGCGAGCATTGTAAGCGTTTCTGTGCAAGCAGACCAATGATACGCAAGCAACGTGAAAGAAAAGCCTTTCTTAAAGAGGTTGAGCGTGATGGGAATAGAAACTATTGTGCAGCTGTCCGTGCTGGTGTTGCACAGGAAGATAACGGTGTAATTAGTTTGGATTTGGTATTATGACAAGAGAAGAACTGAAAGATTATCTCGGTGATGACTTGTGCCCGTATTGTCCTTGGACTAACAACGAGGTTAACAAGCCACGTATAGGTAGTTGTGAGGGCAATTATTGCGAAGAAGCATTAGATGCGTATATTGACGAAGAAGGATTAATAATAGATTGAATATGAAGAAGCTTGGAATTGTATCAGCTATTTTTATAGCAATGGGAGTAGCCGTTGTAGCAAATAGTGCTGCACCAGTAGAAAACAACGTGGTGTATAATGGTGATGTTGGTACTCATAGGGTTACAATTAAGCGTATAAAACTTGATGGGCACTATTATTACATTGCTACAAGTTTTGATATGAATAAAGGTGGTTGTTCTCTCACTCATTCAGAAGTGTGTCCGTGTAAAAGAAAGTAAATTATGGCAAAGAAACAGATACTTACTTTGAAACGCCTTGCGGAAATATCAAATGGTGGAGAGAAAGCAGTGTTGGGATTCGCAAATAGTATTTTGTCTGAGATGCCAGAGTTGACTCAACGACCATCGCCAATAGATATATACGCTTATGAAATGTGTAGTTGGAACAACCACTTTGAAGCGAGCTTGAACATACCAGATGTTTCGGAGGAAATCCGCAAGCAGATTTATGAAAACAACATCAAGGCGTTAAAGCAGAAGATATGGGATTATATGAAAGAGCACCCGACAGAAGACAGAGGTGTTATCATATCTCCCGAAACGCATAATCTAATCTTAGAGGAAGTGGGTTATGGCGATGAGGGAAATGCTTGCTATATGTATGCAAAGAAGTTTCACTTTGAAATAAAGGAAGAGGTAATTTTACGGATAATGGCGGCTCATTAGCTACTTAGTGATGATAAACACAAGGAAGCAAACGATGTAGATAATTATGCCTATGGTCAAATCTTTTAAGTTCATAGTGCAAAGGTAATGAGAATTTTTAAAGTAACAAAGAGTTTATGAAAAAAGAAGTTGTAAAATGTGATAAATGTGGCAAGGATATTTCGCCCGACAAATTAATGTATGGGTGTAGTAGTCATATCGAATTTACACTGGAATACTGGCTCGGTGGTAGTATGGGTGGAGAAGAGGATAGAGACCACTTCAACCTCAACTTATGCGATGAATGTTCCAGAGAGTTATCTTATATGATTAAAAGATCGACTACGAAATGAAATACAAAGAAGCTATTGAAAGGCTAAAGCAGTGGGATCGCGAGCATCCTAATGGCTATGCAATAAATGAACGTGACGAGTTTATCTTCCCCGAACTCAGAGAGATCAATATCGCCAGTGCTACAGAGGTTAACATAGATGATTTCATGGAAGGCATCAGCTACTTTGCACCGGAAGATAAGCTTCTTAACATCTATCGTCGCGGTGCAGAGGCGATGCTGCGATACATCAAAGCGCAACTGAGTATAAAAGGTTAGAACTATGAGTAGATTAGATGAATTTGAAACCAAGCTTGAGGCACTGATGCATGAGTTCGCCGATATATCCTACGATGATATGGCTGATGCTCTAGAATATCAGGCCCTTAGAACAAGGAACATGCATAACAGACGTGATTAACTAATAAACATTATTGATATGAACACTTTTCTTATTATCCTGGCGTGTTGGTTGATACCCGCCTTTATCGGCTACATTATTATAGCCCTTGAATCTCGTTCTTTCGCTCCCGATAAGCGTGGAGTGCTCCTCTTAGTGCCTATTCTCAATATTATCATTTTAGGCTTATTCTTTGCACAGATATTAGAACGTATAGTTAACTATTTCCGATGATGTTATACCTTTTGTTTTATTTCTTGGGAGGTATCAGTACGATAGCCTTAGAATTGTTTCTCATGTGGTGGATCATCTTCTACGAGAAGAAAAGAAAAAAGTAGCCTGCTCTTCACGAGTGGGCTACTTCCTGAATAAAAACAACTATTCATTACAAAAACTCACTCTTCACAGAGTTATTCACCAATAATAACTAAAAACCTAATCCCAGTTTAAATAATTAGAGTAAAAAAGTTAGATACAAAAAAATAACTAAACAATAATAAATAAACTAACGTATATCAAGATTGCGATTTTTCGTACTACCGCCGTAGTATCTTATTCATTATTAACCAACTTAAAACTATAAATATTATGAAAAAAACTACGATTGCCTCACCTCCATAATCCAACTTCACTTGTTCCCACTTACTTAGCTTGCGCTCCACAGGATAAGGAACCTGAATGGAGTCAAGTTTAATCATTGTATCAGTCTTAATTACCTCATGTATTCGATCTACATAACGGGTATGCCATTTCTCATACCATACGGTATCGCCGATAGCATGAATGTAAACCGAATCGTGCAAATACACCGAATCGCGATGGAACACTGAATCGTGTTTGGTTATATACTCCGTCCTGACTGTCTCTACAGGAACATACTTGGTTGTGGTACAGCTGGTAAGCCACAATAGGGCCATCAGTAACATTACACCGATTCCACACCAGAAACAGGCTTTGTATGAGCCTGTACTCTCTTGAAGTTTTAGGTCGTAATAGTCATCCATAGATAAATTGTTTTATAATTTCTTTATTCCGAATTCCTTACTGAATCGCCGGTATAGCAGTTGGCGGGTGTTCAGGCCCAGCTTGCCGCCGTTTATCACTCCTGTCACCTTGTCCACATCATCCATATCAGCTAGAGCATTGAGATTGTTCTTTTCCCAAAACCACATAGCGGCTACCTGGTTTAATGGATATTTCCCTACGTAGTCAGGATTCTTAACCACATCCTCTGTACATAGATCGTACTTCTTGAACTGCTCATAGTTGTATCTTCCTGTCAGCATGATGTAGCCTCTGCCTCGATAGCGATATCCGTCGCCGCTCTGCTCGTTGCCATTGCCCATGCGGTCGGCATATACATAGTTGCCTATCTTCTGTGGCTGACGGGCATAATACTCAGCTTTCTCTCGGGTGAAACGCTTTGGCCACGTCTTCAGCAATCCCTCAGCACTGTAGTTCAGATTCTCCTCCGTGGCTCTGAGATAGTTTGATTCGTAGAGTGTCTGCGCCAAATACATAGCCACACGTCTATGGTTCTTATCGATACCGAACACATGACTCCACATATTAAATGAAGCCACATAGCTCTTTAGAGCATCTTCGGGCAAGACAGTTATACCTACTAATGCACGTCTTAATAGTTGTTGATCGATTGTAATATCAGGAGTGTTCTTTTCCATATCTTATGTTTTTTAGTTATCGTCTTTATCAAGTATCGTTCGGCCCGATATATTATCAGGATCCATCTTCTTATAACCACCAGCTACAGTAAATCGGCACACGGCAATGATGCCTGCACTCGCTCCTACTATATAGGGATAAGCAGCCTCCCACCATTCCACATGATGACCGCCGGCACTCTCCACTGTCAGGTGTATAGTTACAGCAGTAGTAAGCACACAGGCAGCCACCACCGTAATCCAGTAAAAGAAACGGGGCATTTTCTCATGCCAGCGCGTGCTTATGTCCTTCTTTATATCGCCCATAGTTTATTCCTTTTTCTTACGTTTAAAACTTATCTCGTTGTCAGTAATCTGTATCAGACGATTAAAGTTGTTAACCTCTGTTGC